AGGATAAGTTTATCTATCGTAGTGCCTTGCTCTCCTTTATAGCCACTACTTGGTATTTCATAAAATTTAAATTCTCCATTGCTAGAAAAACGACCTATAAAAGGACTAGTAGATAATACATTTTCTATTAATTTTTTACTTTCTATTTTTTTGTCAACTGTAAATGCATTAAAAAATCCTGAATAATTTGTACTATAAGTATTAACACCTGATGGAGTAAAAGTTTCATTACCTGTTAAGTCTCTTAATATATCTATAACTATAGCTTTAGGAGATTGTATAACGTTATTATCATTATCTATTCTGCCATATATATTAGCATAATATGATTTATTATATATATTTTCTACATCAACAAGAGTTTCTACATCAAATTCATGTAATTTGCCTGAATAATTTTGTTGACAACTGCCTAGACCTGAAGCCATTAAAAAATCAGTACTCCCATCAATATCATCATCTGATGTTTGCGAGTGTACTCTAAAATCTATTCTATATAAACCTTCATTTACAAGGAAATCATTAATTCCACATAAGTCATAAAAAAATATAGCAGGTATCATTCTACCACCACTACTAGACATTGGCAAGGAAACAAAATCTTCTTGATTATTAGTTTCAAAGTAAATATCTATAAATTTTGATGAGCCACCATCATCATAATTATATATATTCCCACTTACCCCATTTCCATCAAAATCAGGAAATCCAAATAATTCTCTTAAATCAAATTTTACAGCACCAGAATCTGCTTCATTATATAAACTATGTGTTAAATTTCCTGTTGTTCCAATTACTAATGATTCATTGTAACTCCTAGCATCCATTGGATAAGCATATATTCTATGCATATCAACTGCCGCACCTTCCTCTACAGAACATTTTGGTAATAAAATACTATTTATTGCTACATTTCTTGTTCTAGACTCTATAGAATCTGATACACTAATAGAAGTAGAAATATTCATTCTGTAAAAGATTTTTCTATAAACATCACCTGATGTTACTGATCCTGTGTTAAATAATGTTAGTGCTGTATCTAGTTCTACATTATCTGAATAATCATTATTTGATAATGTTAACAAATCATCTTCAGTTAATATGTTTACCTCACTAAATTCATCTTCTCCTGTCCTCTTTACAAGTTCTACAGATGAAGGTTTATGAAAAACTCTACATTGTAATACATTATTAGAAATTGATAAATTATTTGTAGCTAGTTGTATATAAGGGTCTGCAATATTATTACTTGAATCTTGACTATGAGTCCATTGATTTTGACCTATTTTGTCTAATATTATTATATTTTCCTCTCCTTGAACTTCTACAGAAACAGTACTGCCAAGGTCTTCTTCAAATGTAGGAACTACTGTAATAAATTTTCCATTATCTCCTATACATAAAGAATTATAAGATTTACTAAATATAGGATTTGTATTAGATACTAATCTTTGTATATTTTTTGTATCTATTATTATTTTTCCATTATTTCCAATAACACAAGGACTCTTATCTACTCTACCATAAGCAATAGGTTTAGGTTTGCCTCTATATTTTTCAGGAATAGTAGAATCATTAGGAAGCCAATTGGTATCATTTTGCACAGGTAAATCTTGATGAAGTGCTAATTCTGTCCTATCTTCTAATGTAATAGATATTTTACTTTCACTAATTGTATGATTTTTAATTATTCCATTATATATTTGTGCAAAATCAGTATCTTGCTTGTCTGATCCACCTTCCCAATATGCTCTATGAGTAGTTGGACTAGTTAAATAAATTCTACACTCCATATTAATTATATTCTCAGGAATAATATCAGAAAATTTTATTCCATTATAGCTATAATTTGAAATATCTAATCTAACAGAATTTATTTTATATTTTCTATTTTTTAAATCAACAGATTCTTTAATTGATGGAATATTTAATAATAATGGTAAAGCATGGAAAGTTATTGTTTTGGGAGAATTATAATAAGTAAGTGGTGCAGTACTTAATCTAATCCCAATATCGCTCTCATCATTAAAATCATTTTGGTTTCCAATATGAACAAGTGGAACAATATTTGTTGCATTACCCTTTATATCATTTTGAAAATTAAGCGGTAACTGTAATGCCATTATTCTCCTCGTTTATATATTTTCCCCACTTGCCTTTAGTACAAAAAGCGTGTTTTAATTTGTGTTTTGGCTTCATCCAACATCCACAATCAGAACATCTCTCATCTTCTGTAAAAAATTCACAGCCAATACAAGTTTCCCATCTAGCTTGTAATACATCTGCATCATATAATATATTAGATTTTACTGACTCTGGTGCTACTCTTAAATCAATATCTCTATTATTTTGAACATATCTATTTGCCTCTAATTGTGTTTTTTTATTTACTAATTTTCTACCAATAGAAATATTAACAGCAAGTAACCATTCAATAAATAATTCTTTATTTGTAAATACTTGAAATAGTTGTTTAATTGATTCCAAAATCTGTTCCTCTTCTTATAGCATCTTTAATCTGTTCTGCTAATTCTCCTTCTACAAAATCTTGAGATAAAACATTTCCTGAAACGTTTACTGTTACTGAAGCACCTTGTGGACCAGCAATATTTGGAGATGAAAGAGGTGTAACTTGAACACGTTCTCTACCTCCAGGATTATCTCCAACCATAATCATTTGAGGACCGCTAGTAACAAAGTCTCCACCTTTTGCAAATTTAGGCATCTCTGTAAATGCTTGTTTTGCAATAAGTGCCAAAGACATAGCCATTTGTGCCTTCATAGCAAGAGCAAGTGGAATACCAAATACAGCTCCGCCATCTGCAAAACCTTTTGCTATTGCCTGTTGATATTTTATAACTACATCTGCTGCAGCCAATGCTTTTCCAGCAATAAATGTTGCTTTTCTTGAAGCAAAACTTTTTTTAGCAGCATCTTTTTCCATCTTTAACATTGCTTCTTCATCACCACGTTTTTGAGCAAGTTTAAACTTAGATGTATTTCTAACATTTTCAATATCCTGTCTCATTATTTCTTGCTGAATTTGAGATTCAGAAGAAAGCATTCCTGTTAAGAATGACATAGACTCTGCTAGAAATTTATTTTCATTAGCTTCTTGTCTTTTTAATTCAATTGATTCTTTTATTGCTGTTGCTAAATCATGATAGTCTGATTCTTCATCTTCTAATGCATTTATTAAAGTGTCTTTTCCTAGACCTTGTTCTAAAGCAATTTTTGTTAATTCTCTATTTACTTCATTTACTTGTTTTAATACAGTTACCTGATCTTGATATTTTTTAGTTAACTTGTCTATTTCTTCAGATGTTGTTTGTTCATTTCCTTTATCTCTAGCATCTAAATATTCTAATATCTTGCCACGAAGTATTTCTATCGTTAAGAGTTCTTCTTCATGTGCAGCTATTAAATTTAAAATATTTTGAATTTGTTGTTCATATATTGCTTCAGAGTCACCACCACCAGCACCACCAAATTTAAGAAAATCATCATATTCATTATTTAAATTTTCTAATTGAGATTCAAGATCACGCAATGAGTTTACATTACTTCCTGTAACTTTATCTAGCTTGTCAAGACCCTCTTCTGATGCTGAAATATGCATAGGAAGGCTTCCTAATCCAGGAAACATCGTTACCACAGCATTATTTAAATCTATAAATCTATTAGTAGCTCTCTGAACACCTCCACCTAAATTATCAAATACACCAAATAATTCTAATACTTTTTCAGACAGAAATGTTAATCCTACTAATGCTAAACCAACGATTCCTCCCTTGGTCATTGAAAATAACGCTGTCCTTAGTGCTACAGTTGCAGATACTCCTTGTAACATTGCGGAATTTACTAAAAGTACTGCTTTTCTTAGAGCCATAAAATTACTTGCTACAATACCTATAGATGTGGCATATCTAGCCATTGTGGCAGGATCAGCCTTTGAAATAAATTCTGCTAAACTATCAACTATTCTTTTTATAGTTGGCAATAATGCAACACCTATTTCTTTTTGCAAATCGCCTACAGCAGATTCAAATGATCTTAAAGATTTTTCATATGTATCAGCAGATGCACTTCCACCAAATTCTTTATTTAATTCTGCTAATATAACTGCTTGTGCCTCAGTAACTTTTCCAGAGTTAACAAGAGTTTTTATTTGTTCTTTTTGTTGTGATGTAAACCTAACACCAACACGACTAAGAGCAGTTAATCCTTTAATAGGATTATTTAAAGCCTTACCAAGTTGAATAGTTGAAGATTTTAAACCTTCTTGTGTTATGTTTCCTGCATTCATAGCAGCAGTCATATCAACTATTGCTTTTTGTGCTTCAGGAAAAGTTTCACCAGAGATTTGAGTAAAAGTAGCAAGTAGTGCAGAAGAATTAAGAATTAAAGTATCACTTACACCTGTTGTTTTTTGAATTTCACTTGATAGATTAGATAATGATTTAACAGTTTGCAAGGATGCAAAACCTGTAGATTTTAATGTAGAGTTAACTCTATTTTGTGCTGCTTCATAATCTGCATATTCACCAACAAGAGTATTTGTAAGTTTTTGTAAGGTTGCAATACCAAATGATGCAATTAAAAGTTGTGAACGAAATCTTGATAATGAAAAGTTTAAATTTCTTTGATTTCTTACTCCAAGTATTTGACTGTCAGCAAGTTTTTTATTAAGAAGCAGTATTCTTTCTAATACACTTGCTTGTCTTTTTCTGTTTATAATTGCTTTTTTAAGTTCGGCAAGTTCTTGCTTCCTAACTTTTTCTTGGTCTATAATTTCTTGCTTATTAGTTTTTCTAGCTTGTGTTGTCTTTGCTAGTTCAATTTTTTCTCTTTTTTGTTGAGCAATTAAATCCTGTTGAGTTTGATGAAGAATCCTAGTTTGTTCAAGGTATTCTTGACGAGCTTTTTTTGCATCTTGCTTTTCAAGTATTGCTAAATTTAAAAGTGACTGTGCCTGATCTCCTAAGGTTACATTTAATTCTTTTATAGCATTTACTTGCTTCTCTTTAGCATCAGTATTTTTTTTAGTAGAAACAGTATCTTTATCAGTAGCAGCTGTAACTTCTTTCCGAGCTTTTTTCTTTTTATTTAATTCTCTTATAATCTCAGAAGCTACTTCTTGGCTCGTTTTTTTAAATTCATCAGCCATTCTTTACCTCCAATTCTGCTTTTTTTCTCAACATATCATTTCTCTTATTTATAGAAGATTCTATTATATTACATTTTTGAATCCATTTATAAGGCTGATCTCCATAAGTTCCCTTATAAGCAGGAATATTGAACTTTTGACAATATAAATATTTAGAAATATCTTTTTGAAATTTTGAATTTAAAGCAATATTTATACAAGCAAAATGAGGTAATTGCTTATATATTGAAGATGAAATATCAAAGTTTTTACCCATAGCCAAATTAATCTCCTTGGTTTCTTTTATTAAGAGTTTAATCACATCAAAAACATCTTGATCAGATTTAAAAACTCTAGATTTTAATCCAGATATAGGAACTTGAGACTTATAGGGATAACTATGCTTATCACAACCCTCACACCAATCGTCTATAAGAACGTTTAGTGAAAGCATGAGGGATTCTATTCCCCCAGACTTTGGTATTCCTGAATTAATTTAACTAATTCATTTTTTTCAGTCTCATTTAGCTGTTTTATTACCTTGTCAGAAATATATCCATCTTCATTAGTACTAAAGTTTTTAAAATCCCCACCTACAATGCCTCGTCTTAACCATGCAGTACGACTTTTAGATAGATTCTCAATATGAGACATTTCATTACCATTATATTTCATTATTGCTACATCCTGACAAAAGTCAATATCATCAATATCCATATCTTTTATATCAACCTTCCTTTTGGAAGATAATTCTACGGTTTTTTTCATTCTATACTCCTAGTTAGTTATTAATTACTTAAATCAACTGTAAGTAAATCGCTAGAACCATCACTAACTGCTTTTATTGAGCAATCAAGCATCATTATATCACCCTCACTATAAGCCACATTAGTTAAAACTCCATCACTTACCTCTAAGCCAAATTTTCCATTATTAACAACAACAAAGGTATTCCCATTATTTGCAGCTGTTTGAGTATCAAAGCTATTTACAAACCCCTTGGTATTGTCATCATATTTAACTGAGGTGTCTACAGTTACAGAGCATTCTGCTCCTCTGCTTACAGTCTCAAATCCTGTTGATGTAGCTCCACTAAAAACTGCAGGATAATCTATTGTACAAGAAAAAGAGTTCATAACTACATCAGTATTAAGTACCTTATGACCACTTGATGCAGACAGAATAGCTGTATCAGTATTAACATAACCTGATGCTCCTGCAAGTGTTGCATCGTCTAAATCTGGAAGATAGCCTGATTGTAACGTAGCAGAAAACTTATATCTTCCACCTTCTGTTCCCATATCTGATGATATTGTAAAGTTAGTCACAACCATACCTGACATTTCTAATGTTGTTGCATTAGTCATAGCTGATGGTCGTAATGCAATAGTCAAAGAAGATGCATTGTTTGTTACTGAAGCTCCATAATTATGAGATACTATTTTATGATTATGAGCAATAGTTTGATTTGTATCATCTGCCTGTGCGGCTCCACAAATATTTGCTAATAATAATCTATGTCCTGTATCATCATGTAGTGTTCCTGATAGAGAAAGTTCTACAACTCTCATTTTATTATCCTGGAAAAAATCCTCATCTTTTAATGTTGCTCCAACTCCGTTTCTTACATCTAGTGCCTGTGTTACATTTAGACTAGGAAAACCTATAGAGTCAACATCTAATTGCAACATATTGCTTGTATGTATACCTGTTGTTCCTGAATCAGAAGAATCAGATATTACCCAACAAGTCCACTCTTTGGGAGAAAAAGCCTGTGCGACTTTAGCCATTATTTACCTCCTTGTGTTTTTGGTTTTGGTTTTGATATTGACTCTTCAACATCAACTAAATTTTTTATTGCTTCAGTAATAGAAGTTACCTCTACTGTCTTTCCATTTTGAAGTTCCTCCCATTCCTTTAATGATAATCCACATTGCTTCCATGCATTAGGAAGTGATACCTTTTTATCTTTTATTTTTATTTTCATGGTTTCATGTTTCTCCTTATGATACATTGCCTAAGTGTTGACATTTATAATCAAAAGAAATTATATTTTCTTCTGATCTACTTGAATCAAATACTGTTGAATCAATTCTTGCATTGAAAACGCTACTATTATCAGAAAGGGTCATAGATATATTATCTACAATTAAAGACTCTAATCTTGAAACCAACCTAAGAATATGGTCTAATGCAGTTTCTTTTATATTTGCACTCTTGAAATGTAGCATCATATTTATAGAAAACTCCCTTGTCTCTGATGTTGCATTATAATCTATTAAAATACTAGATACAGGTATTAACCTTAAATACTGAGAACCTGCTGGATCATTATCAAAGCCTCTATAAGTAGGTAGAGTATTTTTAAACTCAGTCCTAATAGTGCTTTCTAGTTTATCTAGTATATTCTTCCAATTGTTTGTAAAAGTTGTAGGCATAATTTAACCCTAATAAGTTCTACGAGTCAACCTAGTATTTGTACCACTACCAGGAGAATCATCTAGAGATTCATATTGACCCCAACATTCTAATTCCCATTCATCGTTAACTGTAGCAACTGATGCGTCTGTACTACCTGAAAATCTTACCTGTAGACCACCTCCTATAGATTGATAATCTCCTGTAATAAGTTCTGCATCTACTACTTTATTTTTCTTTAAACCTGTATCATCTCCATGATATACATCAAATTTAGCAACTCCTATAGCACCTGCTGTAGTTATTACAATCTTCATTAAGTCATATACACCTGTATATCTTCCTCTAGTATCTACTATGTATAAAGGACTTCCTGCCTGTGGAGAGGTTACTTCTCTAACAACTCCACCTGCAGAGTCACCTGTTACTTGATATGATAATTTTGTTTTACCATCATTAATTTGATTTATATTAAAATTTGCCTCTGCTAAGAACTTTTCTGCTACATCGGATCCTGGATTATGAGAGTTTATAAGAAAATATATAGAAATAAGAGAGGCTGTCCGTATAAGAAAATAATCATAGTTACCCTCTTTATCTTTAAAAGCATCCCTTGGAACACCAGCATCAATACGAGAATCAACATAACGTGAAGCATTTTTCATAATTCTAGTTATTAGTGTTGAGAACTCTTCACCTGCTTCTACTAACTTATCTAGAGGAGTACTTGCCGAATAATAATAGCAAACATCTTCTGATGAGTTATAAAACCATTCTCCCTCAACATTTAAATCAGTATGTGCAGATTGTGCCGGACCTAAATCTTCTCCATTAACAAATAACTGAGTAACTAAGCCACTATTATGAGCGGCATATTTATTAGTTGATACTTCTGCCCAGCCATATATAGGAGTCTTAGCATCAAACTCATCTAGATTGGGATATATATCTTTTAAATCTCTATGTGTACAATAAGTTGACGATATAGCCATTAATACCTCCTACCATTTTTTGCAAGACCAATATCTTGCTTTTGTCTTCGGTCCAGGACTACTGCATTTATGTCTAGCTCTAAATGATGCTCTTGCCTTTGGACTAGATTTTCTTATTTTCATATTTGGATCACCAAACATAACTTTTTTTACCTTAGAACCTGCTTTAACAAATACTTTAAATTTTTTTCTACCATAGCCAGGCTGACCTTTAGTTATACGACTAGGCTTATTTAATCTAACTGATTTTCCTCTATATTTAGCCATTTCAACGTTTTCTCCTTTTCATTTTTTTCTTAGGTCTTCCAACTTTTTTACCATATGTTCCTTTACCTTTTGGCATATTTATCTCCTTTAGTTAAATGTATAAATTCCAATTACTGCATTTAGTTTTGGATTAACACTACATCCAAATATATCATTCAAAGCATTATCAGTAGCTAAGTTGCCATTTGATTGATGACCACCTGAGAAGGCTGCTGAATAATGTGCTGATATAACAAACTGTGCATTAGGTAATGATGGTATTTCCCATTCTATTGCACCTGTTAAATACACTATGCTACCTACTACATTACCTTGATATATCAATTTACCATATCCATCATCATACATAAAATCATCTATGTTAGCATAACTTGTTCCACTTCTTGTATCTATTATTTCATCATCAGGCAATACTGCTTCTACAGGTGCATTTATTACTGCATCATCTGGAAATATACCTGCACTACCACTAAACACATTAGTTCCTGATCCTGCATCTGCTAATAATATTTTAGAACCATTTGTTCCATCATGAGGTGCTAAATGGCTATTAGATGTAAATCTTAATCTTCCATTAACTATAGATACTGTGCAAGAATAACCATATAAACCACCACCTGTAGTCTGTGTTGCTGTATTGATTGCATCTTGTATTTTAGTAATAACTCCATTAGTTCCACCAAAGTTAGTATTAGTTGAATCTGTAGTAAAACTAATAGTAGTTGCACTTGAATCATCTATTGTTAAATTAAACGCATAAGCAGTTGAAGCTGTCAGTTTAGAATCTGTATTAGCATTAATTAAAATATTAGAAGTAGTGCCACCAAAACTGACCTCCTGATATGCACTTTTATAGAACTTCAATGCTATAGAACCTGCAACTAATCCTTGTTCTGCATCATTTCCTTCTGCACTTCTACCTTTACCAAAAAAGTTTCTTGATTTCCATCTACCTTTAGCATCAGTTTGAATTAATTGTGAACTACCACTTAATGCCCTGTCATGGTCATAATATTCATTAAAGATTGGAAAGTGAACATTAGCACCACTTACAGCACCATTACTTACATCTGTTTGTGAATCTTTATCTGCTTTAGATGTTCCAAACAATCCCCTTCTAACATTTAAAATACCTGTACTATCTTGATCTGTTCCACTATCATCTGTTATAGATGTAACTTCCATCACTTCTATCTGAGTTGCTGTAGTTGCATTTATGCCTACCTGTATCAAATCACCAACTTCAAAAGGTGCTATATCTGCAACATGAATATGGTCATCAGTATCTTCTAATGCTTCATCTGTATTTACATCACTATCAACATATAGGTTAGCATCTGGCACAGCATTAGAACACCCATCATTATCACCATTTATTGCTGTTAGAACTGAACTATCAGAAAATACCATATATAGATTAGGTAATACAATATAATCCCCTGCATGAAGCATTAATTGGACTATCCTTGATGCTGAAGCCCCTGCATGACTTCCTGCTGTAGTAGTCCATTGAGCCATCTTTAACTGAATCAAAGCAGAAGCATCACCTTCATTACAAATAAGTAAGCATTTAGAATCTTTTAACGTTCCTGCTAAAAATGTTTGTGATGTATTAAAAGCAACTAATTGTGTTACAGCAGTTCCTAATGTTTTTCTTATATCATAAACCTCATCATATTCTCTGGTCAAAGCTTTAACTATGCTTTTACCACCATAGGATAAATTAACTGAAGCATTTAATGTTCCTATTGATTTCTTACTTTTATATGTTGCCATTTTATCCCCTTATCTTAAATGATATTTAATTGTTACATTCATTGCATAATCAGAATTATTTGAATCTGATCTAAAAGTACACACTAAAACTGTTCCTGCATCAACATTTGCAGTATTTATAGTCCAATCTTTTAAGTATGCTTGTTCAGTACCTGCATTTGTATTATCTGCTGAAGTATTGGCTATAACAGCACCAGAAGTTAATGCACTTGTTGACCCTGATGTAAATGTGTAACTCATTAAGTGCATCCTTGTTGTGTCTCCTGTTGCTGCATCTGCACCTTCAAAATGCTTAATCTCATCTATTGTAATATCATCTGGAACTCTCCACATCACAGGCACAAGGTCAGATGCTCTTGTACTATTGCCATCAGCAGTTGTAAATGTTGTATCAGGATCAGTTCCTGTGCCAAATACAGGTAAATACATAGTATTAGAAAACTCATTATGATTAAATGGCATAGCATAATGCTTATTAGCTAAAAATTGTGATGTCATTACAGAAGTTACTCCAAAATAAGCATATTGTGTATTAACATTATGATTAAGTGCCTTAACAACTGAATTGGTAGAATCTACTTTAAGTAATTCTGTTCCACTTGCACTTGAAACTTTAAATATTCTTGTTCCTTCATCATTTTGTGGCTGAATAGCCATTTCATCATCTGACATATTTAAACAAGTTTTTGCACCATCTCCACTTTCTACATTTCTAACTGTAGTATCTACACCTGTATTAGAAGATTGATTTATCTGTAATATTCTCTTGTAAAAATTACTAAATGGATTTCCTTGAAATGTAGGCATCTATTCAATCTCCTTTAAATATGCTAAAGCACCTGTTTTTTGATGATATGCAATCTGTAGTTCTTTTATTTCTTTTTCAAGTTTAGCAATCATTTCATCTTTTGTTAATTTTTTATCTTTACTCATTGGGCATTTATCCAATCTATCATTTCATTAATTTTATCTACTATATTTTTATTCAAAACCATTAAAGGTTCATCACTATTTTCATCTACAACATCTATATATGGTGATGTTGTTTTATCTATTTTATTTATAGACATTATGAATATTCTCCACTTATTGTTCCACTAAAGTAAAAAGATTGATTTGAACTATGTGCTTCCTTTTTTATCATAATCCATAAACCTTCACCTGCACTAAATGTATTAGAACTACTTATTGCAGCAGTTTGATAAAATGTCTGACTTGAACTATCTATTCCACAAGCACCACTTGCACCTATTTGGGTTAAGCTCATTGTACTGCTACCTGTTTCAGATGGAGCGCCTTTAAATACATAAAATTGACAATCATCAGTACCACCTCTAACAAATACATCTATTTTTGTTAATGTACCATTAGCAGGTGCAATCCACTCTGCTGAATACATATCAAAATAACCAATAGTTGTTGGAGATGATTCTGAATTATTCCAATTGTTATTATTTGGGTAATATTGCATATAGTAAACAGTTGATGAACCATTATTAGTTTTATAACCACCCCAAGAATGCGCCCATCTACTTGTTCCACCACCTCCACCACCTGCTGCTGATGTTCCAGAAGTTAATTGTATATCATCACCTGCATCTGTAGTAAAGTATAATTCATTTGGAGTTGAGTTTTTAACCCATATTTGACCATAACCTGCATTATCTCCAACAGCACTTGCTACTTCATTCATTTGAATTGGGTTAGCACATTTTATATAGCTTTCTGCTTCTAATTCAATTGTATCACCTTCTGCTTTTATGTGCATAATGCCATCAGTATCTGGACTTGTTGTCTCTAAAGTAGTTGCACCTGTTCCACCTGCTACTGTTATTTGAAAAAGATCATCTGAATCTCCATCATCTAAAAATTGGAATGTACCTACAGCCGAATCAGATACAAGAACACCTGCTATATCTAATGTAAGATGCCTACTTGATGAAATTGTTAAATCAAGTCCATTACCCTCAATCTTTTCACCATCATCACCAAATGTTAATCCAACATTTACAGGAATATTCACATCATTTACAGCATTTAAAGTAATATCACTATTAGAGTTTATTGTTTCAATACTACCTGTAAAAGTTCCAGAAACTTGTAGATTTCTAACCCTTACATCTTCTGTAGATATTTCAAGTGCAGAAACCTGACCACCAACCTTAATAGGTCGAAGATGTTTATCAATAGGCTGTAATCCCTCTTGTAGTTTTACATCATTCATTTATTTATTTAAAGCCTTTTTTACTTGTTTCCAAGCAACATCATCTAATTTGTTTTTAGTACTAGCAACTAAATAATCTCCTAAAGCAATTAAAACTACTTTCATTATTTTTTCAGTTAAAAGTGTTTTTGTTAAAAAAGCTATTATTGCAGGCATTATTCTTCTCCTATTTTGTTTTTTATTAAATTATATAATCTTTCATACGCTTCTTCTAGAGATTTGATTTTTCTCTCCCAATCTATAGGAGTATGAGATATAGACTCTAATAAAGATAGCCTTGTCTCTATAAGTTCCATTTTAATCTTTTCTCTTTCCGATTCCATTGAATAATTTTAAAAATAAATCTTTTATAGTATTTACTGCTGTCATAGTTTTCTTAGTTTCATCTTTTGCCTGTCTATTACTATCTATGAGTTTAACAGTAATTTCATATAAGTTTTTAATATCAGCTTTGATATCTTTTGTAATAAATTTTATAAGATACATCAAGGCATAACCTAGACCTACAGATACAGCTATAGGAACTCCTAGTGTCTCTATTACTTGTAGAATATCCATTACTTATTCCCATCTATAATCTCACCCCAAAGGGAGGTTTTACCCTTAATTATCTGTATAACGTGTACCGTAAAATACCCACTTTCAAAGAAATCTACAATAGAAAAAGCATGACTCCAATTAGTTTTTCTATATCCTAGCCATTTATTTTCCTCATCACTCATATCTTTCAGGCATCCAATTGACCAGGCAGACTTTTGACCATCCATATGTGTAACAGATGCTTGTTGAACATCATGATGATGACCATACATAATATTGACACCTAATTTCATAAGATGGTTTCTAGCGTGATTAACACTAGCATAATGGTGACCATGATAGAAATGTAATTTACCTATCTTTAGATATTTACCTGCAGGATGATAACTATAACCACGTTCCTTTAGCCTTATTGCATTTTTAACAGATAGATTTAAATATGGATGCTCATCATTAAACCTATTTAACCAATCATCGTGATTACCCTCACAAAAATGCTTAGTATAGCAATTAGCCTTATCTAGAGATTCATCAATTATATCCATACCTTTGTTGACATCTATTATATCTTTCTCTATGGCAGGTATTTGATATTCTAAAGGGGGTCGTTTCTTCTTTTTCCATTTCCAGGCAGAACATCCTTCCCATTCACCTGTATCTCCTAAATCTACATAGGCATCAGGTTTTAATATCTCTATTGCTTTACATACAACTTTAATAGCAGGCATATCTGCTAAAGGGAAATGCTTATCTGGAGTTACTATTGTCCTTCTTACCGGAGTTTTCTTCGCCATTCCAAACTCTCCTTGCTTTGTTATAATGAACGTATGCTATGGAGAAGGCTGTTATGGTACTAAAGACTAATATACAGAATCTTAATAAAGGTGTTAGAAATTCTGTTAAAGATAAAAGGTATCCACCAAATGATGTTCCAAGGCTAGAGAATGGTCTATTGGATATAGTTGTCCTAATCGAATCCAACATCACTATTGGCTTTCATAAAATGCTCAACTGTTCCTCTGCCTTCAATAGTGTTATATACTCTCTTCCAATATTTTGCTTGACCTTCCAAATCATCCCAAGATGGTATTGGGTCTTTGTCTCTACGATAATGAAGTCTACATAGTGCTGCCTGTACTGCCATATTCGACATAACAGACATGATTGTATCTTTCTCAAAATTCATTCCTAGGGAAATAAGGTTTTTCTTATAATGTGATCGGTAGTGAATATAATTATCTATCATATCATTCATGGTAGCAGGTTCAATTTGCCAAAATCCAATTGCAGGGTTGCCTTCACCATAGCCTTTTAACGCCCTGTATCCTGATTCTGCCATTCCTGTACGAACCACCATTGCTAGAGCATCGTCACTATAGGAATCGACTCTATAGAGAGCATACTCTACTATCTCTTTTATCTGTTTAATCATTGCTATAATTTAATGATTATTTAGATGATTTCTTAGATTTTTTTGCTTTCTTTTTAACAACAGGCTTCTTTTTTTCTACTACAACTTCCCAATCATTACTATCCATCATCATATGATGTTCTAATTCTGAACATTCTTTAACTTCGCCTGATAAAACGTGTTTTATTTTCATATACGCCTCAATTTAAAAAAGGGGGCAGAAACCCACCCCCTTTATTTAGTTAACAGTTATGTATTACTCTGCACCTAGGATAAATACTCTTCTTTGTCCTGTTGTACTTGAGTTTCTAACATTTACACCATATATAACATCACTAACCATCTTAGTTCCTAAATGGTCAATATCATAATCAGCCTGCATTCTAACTTTTTGGCTATAAGCTATTTGTATGGCAGATTTATGAACACAGTAACCAATAGGAGTAAAGTTGTCAGTTTGACCACCAGCATTATCCATATTAGTTTGAGCTGTAGTTACATTATTTGACATCATAATAGGCATACCAAATACAGTTCCAATTTGACCTGAATTAGCAAAACCTTGACCTAATGGAGAACCTGCTGTTCCATAAGACAACTGAACAAGAGCAGATAATGTTGCATATGCTGCAGGAGAAACAACTAATGTCCAATTTGTAACATCTGGGTCTTGACCTAATACATTGCTTAATATTAGTTCAAAGTCTGAATTAGAGCTACCTTTTAAGTCAGCACCTGTTACTATACCATTAATTTTTCCTGAAGCACTTTGACATGAAGCCAATAATAAATCTTCAATCTTATTATCAATAGTATTTCCTAAAGAATATCCCATTTCTCCTGTATAGATATTCATTAAATCATAGCTACTTTGAACTTTTAAAAGGTCTTCAATTAAAGTTGCTGAATAAGCATGTTGATTTATTGTTAAAGTTTCTTCTGTTTGAGCAGCTCCATCTACACCATAAGATATTGCAGTCTCAGGAGTTTTAGTTCCTGAAGAAATTGTATCAAATGTTGGTATATGTATTACATCACCACCACCGGCAGCAAACGAAGATAAATCTTTTGCAAGTTTACCAAAAACAAGTTGATTTTTAAACGCTAGTTCTACAGCTGGACCCCACACTTCAGGAACAAATACATCAAAAGAATGTGTTCCATCATTTGCAGCAACACCACCACCTGTCATTAAATGTGCATTATCAAAAGCCATTTTTTAACTCTCCTTAAATTTTATTTTCTTTTATAATTATTAACAGTCTGTTCATGCCATACTCTTCTCTCTTGCTCATTCATTTGATCGTAAGGTTTGTCAAGATTAACTTTCCTAGGAGCAGATGCCTGATGTTGAGGGTTGACAGGTTTAGACTCTTCTCTTACACTAACTACATATTCGAGAGTATCTAAATCTTTCTGACTCATTTTCTCTCTATCTTCCTCTGGCAGCTTTGAAAGTAATGATTCTCTACGACTAGCCTCATAAGATTCCCATTTGTCTTTATACGGAGCAGTTTGTTCATATAATTCCTTATATTTTTCCTGCTCTTGCATTTGTTTGACTTTTAAGGTTTCTTGTGCCTTAGTGTTTTTCTGAACCGTTTCCTCTGCATCCTGCGCTCTCTTGCGAAGTTTTTTTGCATTCTGCACTTCATCAAGATAGAGTGCTTTATAATCAACAGACTCTCCTTGAGACTGTGGTGTACCTTCCTGTACTGATTGTGTTTCTTCGTTCATCTGAACTCCTTCCTCTGTCATAATTTTTCTCCTGGTTTTTCGTGGTAAATTTAAGAAAGCCTAGAAACACTATGCAACTAAGAAATTCCCATATAGTCAATTGGGTGTCCTAGAAAGTCTTCTATCTTATCTAATATTGCAACAGGAAATGATACTGCTAGATCATGATATATTTCTACAGGCTCTTCTTCACTTAGCATATCTTTTAGTACTTTTTTTAATATTCCTTCTACTTGTTGCATTTCTTTTTTGGTCATAATATACCTCATTAAATATTTTTATTCTTTTTCATATAATTTGCCTTCATCCATTAATTGAAAGAAAGCGTCTTTAAATTCTTCTCTATATATTCTTAATACCTCAGAACCAACACTTCCTGATCTCATAATATATTCTTCAGGTATTCCTAGATGTGGAAATGAATCTTGATGAATAGATGAAACAAATTCTGTATCTATATCAGGTCTGTCTGGATATGATTCTTTTTCAATCGTAAGTTCAAGGTATGGAGACTTACTTAAAGTTCTATAGCCAAGAGTTGATTTTAAAAGACCTGTGTCATCTAGTATATCATTTTCTCTTGTACTAGTTGGACTTCTTATCCATTTAACACGCTGTCCTGCAAATGTAAATCCACTTTCTTCAAGCCAAGCATCCATTACAACGTTTATAGCTTGTTCTCCAACTCTATCAGAAGTATTTAATAATGCTCTTTTTTGTGCCTCTTCAATATATGCTTCTAAATTTGGCTCAAAAACCCAATCACCTACTACTTGACCCATTTGTTATATCATCCTCCATTTGATCTCCTTCAGCATTTAAAGATTGTTTATTCTTAGCTATAATTTCTCTTGCCTGCTCTAAAGACAAGTCAGAATTATTACGCTTTAGAATCTCTTCTAATGTAAGCAATCCATGTGACAATTCCCAATCATCTTTTTGAATTTGTTCAGAAAATGAACGAGGATATTCAGGTTCTTTAAAATCTACTGAAAATTTATTAGGAAGATTTACTCCATTTGTATTTGCAATAGCTCTTTCTACGTTGTATAGATCATTTTCAAATATTCGCCAAGTTTCTATATCATCTTTATAATCTTCTACAAACTCAAAGTCTTTTATACGAAGAGCAAGTCCTGAAGAAGGTCTATCTTGTTTAGAATCAAATGTGACGTGCATATGTTTAGATGTTGCTAACATTTCAATCATTCCTTTAGCAATTTCTAATACTTTTTGAGGATCGCCTCCTGGGGATTCTATACCAAATCTACCATCTTGAGGTAGATTGATCAGTTTGTCAGAACCAACTCTGGCTATTGGCTGATCCTCATATACGCCAGATGCCCAGGATTGTCCGAACATCTGAAAACGTAAGCCTAGCATAAGCTCCGTCATAAGGATATTCAAATGCTCGTTGGTAGCAACGACATCTGTCGAGCCTTCACCATAAAAATCATCAATTTGTTCTGTATCTCTAGGAAATACAAATGGAAGAACTCCATAAGGATTTACATATTCTTCTTTTATATTTCCATCTTCATCAAAAATAATATTTTGTTGGTCATCCCAATAGGCAAATTCAACAGGATTTATATAATCAACCTCTTGTGTAGGATTGAGGATGGGATAAATGATCGCATATGGTTTATATGGATTAGGAGAAGTGAAAAAAGCATCATAGTAATAAACTACACGATACTCGAAACATTTTTTATCCTCATCCTCTTCCCACATAACTCTGACAGCAGGAGTTCCAATTAAATTGGTCATTCTCTCAATGTGCTTCATTCTTAAATTCTTATAAAATAATAATTCTTCGTATTGTTTGTTGGCACTCTCGTTTCCAAGATCACGATTAGGGGAAAGGGTATAAATTCTTGATTTTTTATCAATAAATTTTTTAGTTAAGTTCATATTATAAGGAGGAACTTCATTAAAAGAATGAGAGTCAAAATAATTACCCTCTTTTCCTGCAATGTAATTCCAAGTATCTGTTCCTGTATAATAATTCAAAAGTTTTTCAATATGTTTACGTCTAGCTCTTGAATGTTGTAATTTTATGTCTTGTATTGATTGTTTTATAATATCTTCTGCATAACTCATCTTGGTTCTAGCCTCATTTTAGTGTTACGGATTGGGAATCTGTTAATAAAAAAATACCTGACCATATCCATTCCATGATCGTGGTAACCATCTTTTACAGGGTCTAACTTCAAATTAGTTCCTTCTTTATGTTCAGGGTATCTATAGTTCTCAAAATCTTCTGCAAGTCCTTTGCATTTATGGTCTAAATGAACAAATCTCTCTCGGTTGGCGTTCTCGATAAAACTACGAACATGGGATATACCTGATGCTATATTAGTACTTGTTTTGTCTCTAATAGAGCGTATACCTATGCCAAATTTACGAAAGATTTCTATATCTCCCAAACCACTTTGTCCTTGAACCGATTTTCCTGCCGGATCTCCAAAGTAAGCCTGGACACGATAAGGTCTCTGTTTTACCATTTTTACAAGTTCATCAGTTTTTACGTTTTCTTGATGTATAATTTCATCAATTATGTTTATATGCCATTGACCCTCGACCATATTAGTCTGAAACCAGCCGACAGCAGGCATCCTATACCCAAAGTCAATAGCACAATAAGTTGGAAAGTCAGGATTATAAGGAAACTTACCCATGTCAATATCTCTGTCAAAAGGGTAGACACGCCCTGCAAAACTTGTAAACTTAGCACCATACTCTTGCTCATAGACTTCAGTAGATAAATTCCTTTTTGCCTCAATAAGGTCAGAGTCTTGTAAGCCTTTTGGATAGGCGAATTGATTTTCCCAAGAAGGCGAGTTAAAAGAGAGCCATTCTTCATCTGTTTGTCCTTTCAAATATAAATCATACACCCAATTATATCCTTCAGGTGTAGTTATAAATATTGCTTTACCTTTTCTGTCAGAAAGCGTAGGTCTTAAATACATTTCCCATACAACTTTCTTTTGTTTAGCAACCTCATCTAAGATAAGTAAGTCTAAACCCTCTCCAACTAAAGAATTAGGGTTATCTGCTGACTTTGCCTCAAATATAGAGCCTGTAGCAGTTTCAATATACATATCTTTGTAGGATGCTCTTCTTGTTGCTAGGTTTTTTTCAGGATTTCTGTTTTGAACAACGCTATGCCATACCTCTCTAAACACTTTTTCAGCAGTTTGATAAGTAGGAGCAACTACCCAACTACGAGTTTTAGGCATATTTAACATAATTTCTATTTCTTTTGATGCAGATACAGACTTGCCCCATCTTCTTCCACATACTGCAACAGTAAATCTAGCAGATTTGTCAGGAAAGTGTAGTTTTTCTTGACCACTATGAGGGATATAGTCAGTAAATGAAAACCATTTCTTTTTAAATTCCCAAACTTTCTCTTGGCTTAACTGTGATGCTAACAAATATCTTCTCCTATGCAAGGAATAGAGTCTATTTCTTCCCAACTTAGAGGAGAGTAACCTTTATCTAAGTCTAAGTTCTTATGAGTTCCAAATAACTTACCTTTAGAGTTTTTATTATTTTGACTTATTCTAGTTTTAGTTAGTGTTTGAGTATTGGTAATCTTTGCCATTTAAAAAATAATCCTTGTTTTTTTGAAAAATCCTGCTATATTAATATATATATATATATATAATATATAATATAATATAATAATATATAATATATTAAAAATAATTAAAAAAGAATAAGAGTGTTTATAAATTTTCTTTTTCCAATTTTTCTAGTTTTTTCATCCAAGCAGTTCTCTCACTTTTACTTCTTCTACCTGGAGGTAATAAATCTAAACCTACTTGTTTAGCACGTTTACGAATAAGATATCTATCTGATTGTTTTTGTGACTCTTCTTCAGTTATTTGTTTTTCTTTAACTTTATATTTTAATCTATTCTTTTCAAAATCATCTCTTGCTTTAGGTGAATCATTTGAAGGATGTCTTTCAGGCAATTCAATATCATCTCCACCAATACGATCAGATAAAACATCTAATACTTCTTCTTGTTCATCTGTTACGTCAAAGAAATCAGCATCTTCAACATCATCATCTACTTTCATAAACTTTTCAAAATTACTTTCTACCTGTATCTTTAATTTGTTTTCAAGTTTACCAAAATGCTCTAATATTAATCTTGCAGCATGAACATTACCAAGTCTTGCTTCTTCTATCATAGCTTGAACAACACTAGGTATATGAGAACCAGCAACTTCCATATATCTTTTATAAACAGCATCTATAAAATCACTATTTTTAAGCCATCTAGAAAGAGTCTTAGGATGAACACCAATCTTTGTTGCTACATCTTTATAAGTTAAAGTTAAATCACTAGCAAGTAAATCAACAGCAGCAATATATGCACCTTTATTGCCACTATTCTTAGGTATAATCTTATCTTTATTCATAACGTAAATTTAACGTTAATTTAACGTAAATCACGAAAACTATTTTTTTTCACGTTGTGTCGTATTTTTTCTATGGTGTAGAAGTATCGAAAACAGGTGGGGGTCACCCCCCATGCTCACCATGGTGAGTCTGTATATATAAAGTGCTTGAAAAAGTGGCTCAGAGTTTCGTAAATTTACCTAATCGAAATAAGGTATTTCGAGAAATTAAAAAACAAATAAATCTAGGAGATTATCCTAGGGAAAGCGAGAAATAAATGGACATTTCAAAAAAAGATAAACAACACCTAAACAAAGTAGTAGATAATCTAGTTGATTCTATGAGAGTAGAAGGTACAAATAGTAATCCTAGGAAATTTACTATAGTTGAGGTTACTTCACGCGTAGCACAAGCGTTCCTAATATCGCCAAATGATAAGTTCGAATCATACGTTTGTGAAATTGTTTTAGATAAATTGCGTAATTTGAAACGTATCAAAAATGCAATTTCTAACTACAATTTTGCACAGACTTTACTTGCATATAAAGTGTTATCAAATGTAGACGAGAATGCGTTAGTAGGTAGTTTATACAAGAATGGTAAATGGTCTATCACATTAACTCAAGAAGAGCATAAGCAATTTTGTGAATATGTGAACGTACCTACTAAAGATACACCACGTTACACGTTTGTAAAAGGAACTGATGAGAACGCACCTAGTTGTTCTTTCAGTTCTAATTTTGGTAAAATTGAAAAGTAAGTAATTTTACTAAATCCAATGTTAAAAGCCTAGTCTTCGGATTAGGCTTTTTTCGTTTGGGTCAAATCTAGAAAAAATTTTTACAAATACAAAATAAATAATTTAATTAGGAGACCTAGAAGCTATGGACGGACTACTACAACTTGTTGTTATAATTATAATCTCGGTTATAATAAAGAATAAATCAATAGGGAGATATCAATAATGCAAACATTTCTACCTTATAAAAGCCTACACGAATCTGTAAAATGCCTTGATTATAAAAGACTAGGTAAACAACGTGTTGAGGCAAAACAATTACTAAAATCAATATATATATCTAATTACAGATGGTCTAGTCATCCTTGTTCTAAGATGTGGAGAGATTATCCAAATGCTCTAGCATATTACTACAACCTATGTATAGATGAGTGGGTGTCTAGAGGATATAATAATACTATGCTAAAGATTAATGTAGATACAGAGTCAATAAGATTTCCTAGTTGGTTGGGTGATGATAGATTACACGATAGCCATAAATCTAACTTATTATTTAAAGATAGGCTATTCTATTCTAAGTATGGTTGGAATGTAGATAGACATTTAGCATACTATTGGTGTGGCTTTGGTTCTACAGATTTAGATATATATGGAGAATGATATGAATAAATGTTGTATAAATAATCTAACTTGGTATAAGAATCTAGAACATATACCTAGAGAAGAAGATACTAATGTTCAAGAAGATGTGCTATGCCTAGATTGTGGTACATCTCTAATAAACTACATAGAAGAGGAAGGGTTATAATATGAAATACATAGAACAAAATGATGGTTCATATAAATCAAATCTATCTATAACAGATGACAAATTTATAGAAGGTGGTACAGATTGGGAAGGTGATACTCTAGTAAGTACATCTCCTAATATAGAGATAATCTATAATAATAAAAGGCTATGGCTAGAGACAATTAAAAACGTAGGAAGAAATGATAAATGTCCTTGTGGTAGCAATAAAAAGTTTAAAAAATGTTGTATAAATAAGGAGATATAATATGTGGTCAGTAGGTAGTGGTAAAATGCTAGGGATTCCTAGCCTAAATACAGATACTCCTAGTAATGAGTTCTGTAAGTCTATGTATAATAGCAATAAAGAAAACTTAATCTGTAAGTCTTGCTATTCTATGAGTATGCTAAATACTTTTAGAAAGAATTGTAGACCAAAGTTCATAAACAATTCCAAATATCTATCAGAAAAGATACATCCTAGAGAGTATCTTCCAACGTGTCCTAGCAATATAGGTAGATTCAGTAGTCATGGAGAATTAATAAATTCTAATCATTTTATTAACCTAATCAATATATGTCTAAACCAACCTATGACTACGTTTACGTTATGGACTAAGAGAAAGAATATAGTTACTAGAGTATTAAATTCCAGGGAAAAGCCAAAGAATCTAATATTGATATATTCTAATCCATACATTGATAAACTAGATATAAAACTTCCTAAATATTTCGATAAAGTATTTAATAACGTTAAGTCTAAGACTAGCGATATTAATTGTGATAGCAAATGCCTAGATTGTATGAAATGCTATACTCTAGGGGAAACAACAACACAAATCGTGGAGAAAGTAAAATGATAGAAAGAAAAGAACTGCTAGAAACTATGATGTCTATAGATGATATAGCAGAATTAAAGTTAATCCGTAGTGCTATAAGTGATAGAATACAAGAAGTTGGTAGTAGAATAAAATATCAACTTAATAAAGGTGATAGAGTTATAGTAACTAGCAGAGGTAGAGTAGAGAAAGGTACTATAAGTAAAGTAAATAGAACAAGAGCATTAGTTATGCTAGATGATAGAGGTATGTATAATGTACCATTTAGTATGATTAGTAAAGATAAGGAAGCATAAAGATGAAAGAAGAAAACAATAACGTAGAAGTCTCTTGCAGTTTAGAAGACTTAAAGATAGCAATTAGAGAAACTCTAGAAAATCAAGAAGCGTATATTTATGATTGCGAACCTAGATTAGACTTTACAGACCATGATACAGAAGTCTGTGTAAATCTAGATATATCTGAATGGGATATTGATAGACTAATAGATGATGGCTTTGTAAAAAATATTATTAGTATATTAAAAGAACTAGATTCTTCTAGGACTATAACAATAAAAGACGGAGGTTCTGATGAGTAGCAAAAATAAATGTAGCAAAACTAGAGATATTAACAATCCTTATGAAATCTGGAAATGTAAAATGGATTTCGGCTATGGAGACATTGTAGAGATAGAATATAAAGTTCTAAAGAAATATAAGTCTCCTAAAGGTGAAGCAGAAGACCCATTTGCTAGATGGTATACTGCGGCTAGAAGTGAAGCAACCTATGGCAATTGGGAATATGGAGATACTTACGTTAGAGATATTGTATCTACAGGAAGGAGGATATCTTGAGCATATGCGAAATACTCCTAGGATTTTTTGCATTTGTTATGATATTCATGTTTCTAGTAACAATAGCCATAGGAGAATAAATGAAAAACGGATATAATGTAAAGTTTGTAACCCTAAGCGATAATCATATAGAAGTATATCTAGAGCCACAATGTGGACACGAACTACATAGAAAGAAAGTTGGCTATATAGATGGATATACTACGTTTAAGTGTACAGACGGAGAACTAATGACTCTAGAGGTTATGGAAGCAATAGTAAATGCTTGGAAGACTATGATGCATGACCTAGAGGAATCATAAACAATAAATCAATAGAGGGAGTTGAAATATACTCCCTCTAGAAAGGCAGAAATGAATGTAATACAAGAACATATAGAAGACTTAAAACCTATATGTAAATCAAAGTCTCTTAAAAGAGATATAGAAACAATAGGTAGTAGGCTATTTGAACAGATAGACCATACTATATTAATACATATGATGTGTTTAATAGTAGAACATGAAAATGAAATTATAGATATGCTAGGAGAAGAAAATGTCTAAAATAAAACGGATTAATTTTAATCCTTCAAATTTTGATATAATCGAATCTCTTAATTTTATATGGGATAGATTACAAGGATATAGAGAAGATTGTATCCCTAGCAATAATCCAGAATATGATGATGAATGGGATGATATCTGTACTGCTATGGCTTGGATAGAAGATGAGTGTAACGTAGAAAGAATTGAAGGTTTTCTAGAATATAAGAAAGAGAGGATAGATAAATGAATATAAAAACAATAACTAGAGATAATC